TAATTTAATAGATCCATCTTCATCTGATTTGAAAGATAAGTCTGGTAATTTATATGCACCTGCTCCTTTCTGTAAAGCAGCAAGATCATCTGGTTGAATACTAAATTCCATATCAGCAGAAGGAAAATGGATATCCTTTTCTGGTGCTGATTTCAATGTAATTTCTGGACTAGAGAAAAAATACCTTGCTGTATATGCTGCAGCTTTACCTCCTCCATGTATTGTTACATAAGAATCATTATCAAATTCAAGAACAGGTTCAATACCATTTACATCTTTGACAGTGAACAAGTCAATACCCTGTAAGAATTGACCTAGATCATAGATCCCAAATGTTTGTGGAAAAACCTCTTCACATTCATATTCAGCAATAGCATTCTCACCAACACTTATAGTCTTGATCTTACTGCCCTTACGAAATAGAATAGAACTATTAATCGTAGCAAAATTTTTCAAGATTGCTTGTGTTTGTTTTGTTAGTATTACTTTATTTGTCATAATCAACGGTAAATGATGTAGCTCCAGTCTGGGCAGCATTTGCTGCTGCACGTTTATCATTGAAGTGGAGTAGGAGCAATCCATAATGAATGATCTTTACAATATCCTTACGTGCTGTTCCTTTTCTATCGTAACGTGCTGCATACTTAAGGACATTACTCCTACAGAATGCTTCAGCATCACCAACAGAATCAATTAGGTCAAGAGTCTGTACGTTTCCTGCAGAATAATGACCTCGGTATGTTGAACTGATGTAATCACGAACCTCATTAATGAGTTCTTCTTCATTATATTTCAAATCAATTTCCCATTACATTTTCAATATCTACATGATAGCATGTAAAAACTTCTCCGTCAAGGTCTTGCATCATAATTTTATGTGTTGGACTACTAGGCAATCCCTCGTCACCAATAATTTTACAGTGTCTACCATCTTTCATAACAGCAATGCAACCTATGTATTGATGTGGATTAAAAAGAGGGTTCTCCTTGTACGTCATCATTTTTCTCTGGTTCTATACTACTAGTTAGTCCTGCCTTGATTTCTTCTTCAAAATCAATTTCTTCTGATTTAGAATAATGCAATTCTTCAAAGAAGAATCCAGATGCTTTAAGAAATCCTTCAACTCTATCAATAACATGTGGTAAAAAGATACCTTCAAATTCTACCGTAGTAGTACAGTTCTCTTCATCAACACATGTAAATGTAAATTGTGCCATAATTTAATCTTGATTACATTTATTATAACACACCATCAAGGGTTGTGCTACCGATTAGTCCACTTCGTTAACTGACTCCTTAACCACACTATAATTCTGATGCTTCTCTACTAGCAAGGTACGTTCAAACTTTCCTTCTAATGTCTCCTTATGACTGATGACAAATATATTTGTGTTGTCATCAAAGTTACGTAAGATCCATCCTAGTTCACCAGTACCATTCTGGTCTAATGATCCATCAAAGATCTCATCTAGTATAAGGATATTAGTGTCAACGCTATTTTTAAGTTTAGCAATGCTACGCCAAGTAAGCAACAAAGCAATATCAATCCTAGCTTTCTCTCCTTCAGAAAAAGATTCGTAGGTAAAGGTATCCCTGTATCTTGATTTAATAGTCTCTTCGAAGTTCTCATCTAAATTAAAATTAACATAGAACTCAAGATTCTGAAGATGTTGATTGATCAACTTATTCATCACTGGAAGATAGCGTTTGATAACCCTAGTCTTGATACCATTATCTTTTAATAATATTGTTGCAGCAAGAAGAGTATTCCTCTCTTCCTTCATAGTAGCAACCAACTTCTTAAGATTTAAATAATCAGTTTCAAGTTTAATTAGTTTCTCTTCTTCTTGAATTGTATTATTCTTTTCATTTTGTAATGTTTCTATCTCATCGTAAACTTCTTTAATCTGTTTTTGTATCCTTAATGATGTAGTATTATGCTCTGCGATTGCCTTCGAAATGCTGCTGTGTTTCCTCTCTCTGTCCTCTGCTAATGCAATAGATGTCTCCATCTTTTCGAACCCTATCTGAAGTTCTTTAATTGATTCCATTATAGTAGCAATCTTACTCTCCTTTAACTCCTTCGTGAGAGACTGACTACAAGTAGGACATGTAGTATTCTTAACAAAGAACTCATGCTCTTTCTTATGTGTATTAAACTTCTGTTCTATAGAACCTTTTAATGTATTCAACGTCCTCAACTTTGTCTTTGCATCAGAAAGGTTATCCAACTCAACTATAGCAATTTTATTCTTACCAATAATTTCTTCTTCTTCCTGCATTAAAACTTCAATCTTCTCTTGTTTTGATACTATAGTATCTAAATTCTTTTGACCCATTGCAGATATAAAATCCTTTTGCATATTAATCTTTTCTTCTGCAAGATGAGTTTCATAATCAACTTGCTTAAGTTCATCATTAGAAGTTCTAACTTTATCTTTCAATACCTGATTCATCATAGAGAATATTTGAATGTCTAATATATCCTCAATAATCTCTCTGCGTTGTGTTGTAGGTAAACGCATGAAAGGAACAAAGGTACTAGATCCCAACACTACAATCTGTGTGAAAGACTTGTAGTTCATCTTAAGGATGTTATGTTCTAATTGTTTCTGATAATCATTAACATTGCTAGACTGATCTAGCATTTCACCATTCTGATATATCTCTAACTTGTTAGGTTTGATACCTCTAACTATTTTGAATTTATTCGGTCCTTTACTAAACTCAATCTCTACTACACAATCCTTTTCATTGATACTATTAACTAACATGCTTTTGCTAATTTTCCTGAATGATTTTCCAAACAGAGAAAAGGTCAACGCATCTAGGATGGTTGACTTACCAGCACCGTTAGCACCAACGATTAAATTAGTTTTAGTAGATGACAAATTTATTTCAGTAAAGACATTTCCTGTAGAGAGGAAATTCTTCCACCGAATTTTTTCAAATATAATCATGCTTTATCAGTTTTGCATATCATTCATGTAATTCAAGAGGAGGAATCATCATATCATCAATGGTTATTATAACATACTGCTGTTTCTTTTCTTCACATGCTGTGACAATTTCTTGAGTGGGTATCTTTATCACCTGTAAAGGTGGGTTGTTTGGATCTTCCACCAACTGTTCAGCATATCTAAAAATATCATCCTTATCATCAAAGATTGGTATGACATGTTCTCCTGTAATATCACTCACCACTGAAAAAACTCCTTCTGGTCTATTCTTTAATGTGAGAATGTAGGACATTATACCATTTCAGCACTCTCAATATATAGCGACCTCATGACCTTCTTTAAATCATCTTTATCTACGGTCATCTCTACCTCATCAATATATTCATTAAGCAAAGTCAATGTATCTTTGATTTCTAAAGAAGAATCTTCATCTATAATATTGTCTATAAGAGTCTCAACGATTTTAACATCGTGTGCTCCTGCCTTATAGAGATGATCAATCACCATCTCAAACTTTTCGTAATCTCTTTTTTCCTCAACGATCACCTTGATGTAGGTGTCCTTGTACTCATTATAATCTACTTCCATGTCTTTGTCAACATCGTTATAGTATAATTTTTTAAACATCCTATATGGATTCTTCACCAATGTAGTTTTCATGGTGTCTGGGGTAAAGAGATGAAATCCACGAGGATCATTATAATCATTCCAGTACATCTCATAAGGATTGCCTAGGTATGTTATATTACCTTTCTTTGACTTATGATGATAGTGACCTGTAAATACCTTTTTAAAATTAGCAAATACAATTGGACTCATACCATGCCCTACCAAACCAGGAGTCATCTCAAATCCATCTAGTTCTAAATGACCCATTGCTATCTCTGCATCAGTAGATTTAATAAGATCTAATGACTTCTGTTTGTTCTCTGAATTAATCCAAGGTAACAAACATATCTTTCTACCATGAACAGTAATCTCTGTTGGTTCAGAATAAATTTTTATGTTCGGAAACTCCCCCAATAAAAGATTAGGTGAGTTAACATAATTAGTATTCTTATAATATGCTGTATGATTACCAACAATCATATGAACTTCTACACCCATATCTTCTAGGCGTTTGAAGTAATGAGTACGTATACGATTCCATACATTAAAATCTATACTCTTTCTCTGATCAAAGGTATCACCCAAATCAAGAACTGTCTTAATCTTTTTCTTTTCTAGTGTAGGGAAGAATACATCATCATAGAACTTTTTAAAATAATTCCAAAAATTAATATTACCCTTCCGACCATCGAGATGCTGGTCAGTAATAATAGCAACCGTAGTCATTGAGGATCGGAGTAACGATGTTCTTGTGCTTTGTATCCATCAGCAGATACTTCTTTCTTTTCTTTTTTCCTGACTGGTACTTCTATTGTCCATGATGAGGATTCTAATTTAACCATATCAAAATTCTTTTTAAACTCTTTCTCTTTTGCTTTCTTTTCCTTCTCCATTGTTAACTCAACAGTTTCAATAGTTCTCTCACCATAATGAGGATCCCATACTTCTGGATGCTCATGATTTTCAAAGAACTCTAATATAGACTGATCGATCATACTATACATGGTGTCCCAAGTTAATGATCTTCTTAAATTATCTGCTAGGTACTCATTTTGATTGACAGACATTTCTTGCTTGAGGTATTCTCCTCTTGCCCATACCAATTCGTTTAGGTCAATGGTTATCTGTACACGATTGTGTACACCTGTGTCATTATTATATAATTCCATTACGATGAGGGATAAGGTTGTATTATAATACGATTGTTTTCATAGTCTGCTATAAATTCTAATGCTACTTCATGATCCCACATGAGTTCTTCGTATAATGCATTAAGACGATCCATGTCTTCCCATAGATCATTCAGATGTGAAGGTAAATGTTCGTCTTCCATTAGCGGTTATTCATCCTTGTTTCTATATTTTCTTTAATACTACCCATGTCAGCAGCAGAAGCATTCATTCCTTGCATGTCACCAGTGTATGAATCAGTATGCATGACTTCCTGATAACCAGATTTTTCAAGTATCTTACTTTTAATTTCTAACTGTCTTTTCTCTTTTTGTATTCTTCTCAAGAAAGCATAGTATATTATCTGTGTGAAATAAGCAAAAGGATTAGAAGATTTCTCTGGATTAAAATTATCTATGTACTGTAAGCAGTTCTCAATACCATCACATATCATGTCCTCTCGAAACATGTAGTTGACAAAATTTGGTTTGTATGATAGATGTGTAGCAATCTTTAAGAAGCAGGAACCTATGTAATTAGGAACACGAGGTCTATCACTATTAGATTCTTTTGCACTACGAACACGACCTTTATAAGCAACAATTGCTTCTAAAAATTCTCTGTTATTTACATAGTATTCAGTCTTTGCCTTTGCCATGCAGTTACTTTTACTGATAGTAGTATAGTATAAAATACCCGATTTGTCAATAGAGCTTGACAGATACCTAAAAACGTATTAGACTAACTCTGTTAAGGGTTCATGGGTAGGTATTAGCTATTATTATAGATATTCTCTAATATCTTTTTAGTCTCTTGAACAGAACCTAGATAACCCATTTGTCTAGTTAAACCTTTTTCAATATTCTGAATATTATTGTCATCCTGTTGGAGGTGTTGTAGATAAAACACCTCTATTTTTTTGTCTAGTTCTGTTATTGTTACCACTTGATTCATTTTTATAATAAACAAATTATCATACGTGGCAGTCATCCATTCTTTTAAATGGAATCCTTCTATTGCTAGTCCACCTCTTTTTTGAACAATCTTCTTTACCACCATTGGATTATCAACCAATAGAGTATCTTCTTCATTCATATAACAAACCTTTGCAATAAGTTCTTCACCTGTAGTTAATTTAATTGCTGCAAAAAATTCTTCTTCCATATTATTCTATAAGATTAACGTTGGTAATTTCATACTTAAAGTTTTCTTCTTTGTATATTTTTAATCTTTCATACAAATGTTTTAAAGTATAGTTATCTCTTACTCCAGATATATCATCAGCAATATCATATAGTGTTGCTATAGTTTTTCCTTCACCTTTACGTAGTACTCTACCAATTGACTGGAGGTTTCTAATACGGGACTTGCTAGGGGACGCAAAGATGATGTTGTGCAACCGCTTAATGTTAATCCCAGTACTGAAAGTCCCATAAGAAGCAATGATAATTGCATTGTCTTCTGTTTCTGTAATTTCTCTAACTTGTTCTCTATCATCAGTATCTGTGGCACCGTGTACGAAAAATACTTTTCTATCATCACTTACAGAATTATTTATTAACTCATAAAGGGGTTCACCATGCTTCTCAACATAATTGAATAGTACTAGTGTGTTTCCCTCTATATCTGATACTAGATTCTTTATCAAATTATTTCTTTTAGGATGTTGAACAATATATTCCATCTCCGAATGATAATCTGCAAAAGGTTGATACGTATGTTGACATACTAGCACTTTAATTCTTAATTTAGAAAGGTGACCTTTCTTTATTAATTCATCTGTTCTAGTTACTTTGTCACAGACTCCAAACAATCCTTCTAGTACCCACTTGTGGGTTTGAGTACCATCCAAGGTTCCAGTAAAACCAAATCTATATTTGGCGTTGTGAAGTTTGGTCATTATACTAGTCAGTGACTTGGCTTTAAAAAGATGTGCCT